GGCGACTTTCGTCGCCTCCTAGCTTGACGCGCTCCAATCATTGGTCCTGCGTTGCTTGAACTGGAGTTACACCCATGGATCAGCGGACTCGGAGTAGGGTCCAGTCAGTCGTGACTGGAACTGTTACCTACCCCGGACCCTCCGGCCCCATAGTTGGGGGACCGGGAAGTCAGACAGTCCTAGATCAGACCACGGTCGATTGGTGGCATAAACAACGTCGGTACTTTGACCTAACTGGGTCAGGGTTACCTACGTCGCCATTTAATTCGACTGTGATACGAAAGAGTTGGGTGCCTCTTAATGGTGGAGTCAACAATAGTGTCTGGTGGTTTCACGGCTACAAGCCGTCAGACGTTGCCTCCAATAACGCGACACATCTTACCATACCTGCAGGAAAGGACAAAGGCGATTCAGCCTACGTCACCAAACTGCTCTTGCTTACAAATCCGACGAGACCAGTTTACTCGGTCCCTGTCGCGATTCGCGAGATGGTAGATCTGACTACCCTCTTCTCCTTAGCTGCTAAATCCTTCGTGTCCTTCGTGGGGGGTGCCTACCTTAATTATCGTTTTGGTTGGCTATCCTTTATTCGGGACATCAAGACCCTGAGCAGCATAGTGGAGGCCGTTCAATCTCGTGTTAGAGAGTACAACAGCCTCCTGATGAAGGGTGGATTACGGCGTGCCGTTCAGTTAGATGCCTTTGGTACCGGAAGTAAAGGTACCAGGACACTTCAGTCTTCTTTCGGAGTGACCTTGGAAGCTACGTATTCGAAATCCACACGAGTTAAAGTGTGGGGATCGGTACGTTGGTATCCAGCTAATATACAGCTGATACCTACTGAACCCGCAGACAGATGGCTACTTGCCGTGAGGCAAGTATTCGACTTGGAAGAACTCGACGGTGCAACTCTATGGGATCTTATTCCATGGAGCTGGTTGATCGACTACTTCACCAACATTGGCGACTTGTTAGCCGCCAGTGAAGGTAGGGAGTTGGTTGTCCCCCGAGACATCTGTATCATGCGAGAAACGACGACAATTGACGCCGGAACGCGTAAGAAGTTGGGTACTGCCGGGGACAAAATCTCCGGTGGCGGATATAATATTTCGCGCATAACCAAAGCGCGGACTACATTCGCCAGTCCTCCTTCTTCAGCTCAAGCGTTCGGAGAGCTTCTCAGCTTTTCCGAATACAAAGTTGTTTTAGCACTGCTCGCGAAGTTTCGTGGGTAGAAAGGAACGTTAAGATTCCTTCGCTGAACAAATCCTGATCGGTGAGACGTCAAACAGAGTTTGACCGATCCAACTATGTGTGTGTGAGGTGATATGTCTCTTGCAAGTCCAACTACCATTACCATCGGCGGAGTTGCTCATGTTCTGAGCAAGATCCGTGAGGACAATTTTCAGGCCGTCTTCCGAAAGAAGGCGACCAACCTGCAAATTGACCTGAACGTTCGCCATTCCCTTGAAGGGAAAGCGAGCGATCCGGTGCGTGTCGAGCGTCACAATGTGGAACTTATCTACACTACCTGGGCTGCCGGTATCGCTACCGTCAACTCGGCGTATGTTGTGCTGAGAGTTCCTCAAGACGTCGGCGCCACTCCTGTCGTGGACACTATGGCCGGCCTTTCGGCATGGCTTACTGCGTCAACGAACGCTAACATGACAGCGTTGGCAAGCTGGGAGTCCTAAACTCTATGGACAGGACCGATTAAGAGAACTGAGCTGTTTAAAGCTTAGCCACTCGTTTTCGGCCTCCCCGGTACAATCCGGGGTCCCACCTCTTAGAGCAGCCAGTATTGTCTTCGGCTGCTAGAAGGGTTGGTGCGTGGATTAGCCAGAGCTAGGAGCATTACTTACCTTCCTTGGAAGAAAGGACAAGTTCATGCAGAATAGCCTGGTGATTCACCTCCGAGGATACGTTGAGGCGGCGTTTAAAGATGCCGCTTTCGCGTACCGGCAGAAACGTGATTGGGAGCGCGACAAAGCGCGCCTTCTACACGAACTGGATTATCATGGCAGCAGAGTGCTGACCATTGATCTTCCAGCCCTCGCCAAGCACTTTGACAGGTGCTTGGACGAACATCAGTACAAATCCTCTAAGCTTGCCCTAGGGCGGCTATCAAGGACGGCTGAGGTCCCCGTATTCCTACGGGATCTCTACCTACAGGTGTTCGATAATGAGGGAATGCTGATGGCAGAACCTTCCATAGCTGCGGTCGATACTATTCGACAACTGCTGATTGGGTGCAAGAAGATCTTACTTCCTTGCTCCCAGAAAGGTATCGCAAATGAAGTCACAAACTTCATTGCAGTGGAGACGGATTGTCGTCGTAGCTCTCTTACTTGGGAGCTTGACGAGCTACAGTCGGAACGAGCCATTGATCTGCACTTTGCAGATTTTGGTTACGTCCATACTGTTGGATCTGCCGGAGCCTCTTACGAAGAAGCTCTACTCGTGCAGCGAGTTGCTGACACGATCTCCACCTCCTTCGGGGACTTCTCCTTAGAAGACCCGAGGGAACTGCCTAAGCACGGACCAGGTGCAGTCGCAGACTTCTCCAAACGTAAGGTGTCGAAATACACCTTCGCGGATTGGCCTGCTAAACTGGACCACGTTTTCCCATTTGACCTTTACGGCTCGACAAATTTAGGCATGTCGAGAGTGAACCCGCAAGGGTTGGGTCAAGGTTTGTCCTACCGGAACCGCGAGGTTCCGTCAAGACTTATCGTTGTGCCCAAAGATTTGACAAAGCCACGGCTTATCGCCGCTGAGCCTAGTCAGCATCAATGGATACAACAGTTGGTGTGGAGCCAACTAGAGGCTCGAATCGCTAAGACGGTATTGGCCAAGGTAGTCTCTTTCAGAGACCAATCCCAAAACCAACGTTTCGCGATAGAAGGCAGTCGGACTGGTCGTTTTGCAACGATCGATCTCTCTGCTGCTTCTGATAGACTATCGTGTGCTGTCGTGGAGAGGTTCTTCCGAACCAATACCACTATCCTCGACAGGCTTCATGCCTGTCGCACTCGATGGATCCGGATTGACATCCCAGGCATCACGAAACAACATGTGATGCTCAAGAAGTTTTCTCCGATGGGGTCGGCTGCTACATTTCCAGTGCAGTCGATAGTGTATGCAGGAGTTGCTATAGCTTCTGTCCTTATTACTAGAGGATGGAAGTTTACAGCTGCCAACATCACTAAAGCGGCCAAGATGGTCACTGTCTTTGGGGACGATATTATAGTTCCCACTGACTGCTGCCGGACTTCTACTAGGCTCCTAACTTGGTTAGGACTTAAGGTCAATGCTAGTAAGACTTACTCGACCGGAAGGTTTCGTGAGTCGTGCGGCGTTGAGGCCTTTATGGGGTATAATGTGACCCCTGCAAGGCTACTCTTACCTACTAGTAGAGCCTCAAATGCGAATCTGTCGTCCCTGCTCCAGACTTCTAACAATTTCTGGGATAAGGGTTGGTGGCATACAGCCAGCTGGCTGGAAACCACCTTCGCCCGCTATAGGGAACTACTTCCTATAGTGGGAGCAGATTCGTTAGTCCCAGGTCTCCTTTCATTTTGTGGGCCCAATGCTGACCACCTCGCTCTGAGGCAGAAGCACGAGCTTCATCGGATGGAAGTCAAGATCATGCGTTTACATTCTAAAACGCCGCTGATCAAGACCGATGGACATCACCACCTCTTTCAGTACTTCACTGAAAGGCCAGCCCCAGATTTAGTCACCTGGGAGTCTGGTATACGTGGTGAGCCGGTCGCTGACATGCGACCGGGGTGGGTGGACATTGGAAACATCATGGCGAGCAGTAATGCCACGCGTGCCAAGGTCCTATCGAGGTAGACACTAC